GCGTATGTTGTAGGTGTATCGCACATGTGAGAAATGATATATTATGGCTATTGGTCCCGCTCTAATTCCTGTAGCGAGAGCGTCCGATTTGGAGGCTCAGGCACAGCGTGCGAACGCTGCACTACAGGCATCCCCCATGATTCAAGGCTTAGCGGCGCACGTTCGTCACCGCTGGGAGGTCATGCGAGACCATAAACGTACTACCGTAGAAGATCGTCTTTCGAAGTGCATACGTGCAAGGAATATGGAGTATGAACCCGAGAAACTGGCTGAGATACGTGAACAGGGCGGCTCCGAGATTTTTATGGGGATCGTTTCTACTAAGTGCCGTACTGCTACTGCATGGCTGCGCGATACGCTTCTAGGGACAGGGGCAGACAAGCCTTGGTCACTTAGCCCGACACCGATCCCTGAGGTTCCCCCAGACGTTACTCAGGCGATGCAGCAGATCATGCAGGCAAACTTGCAGGAGTACTATGCTGCCGGAAACCCACCCGTAAGCCCAGACGAGCTACGACAGCTTGCAGGCGGGATGAAAGACACTGCGATGCGTGCGATGAAACACGAGGCTGAGAAGCGCGTGGACCGCATGGAGCAGAAAATGGAGGACCAGCTGACCGAAGGCGGTTGGACCAAGGCTCTCTACGAATTTACGAACGACATCGCGACGTTCCCCTATGCTGTCCTGAAAGGACCGATCCCCCGTAAACGCAAGGCGATGAAGTATGTGCAGGGCGGGTTAGCCGCTGTAGACGTGCTGCGCGACGAGTGGGAGCGTGTAGACCCTTATAAGTTTTACTGGTCTCCTTGGGGCGATGACATCCAGAATATGCCGATCATGGAGCTACACCACCTAACACGTGAAGATGTAGAGGCTATGCTGGGTGTAGACGGTTACGACGAGTCTGCCGTGCGTAGCTTGCTTGCGGACTTCGGAGCAGGCGGGTTCGAGTGGTTAGAGCACTACGACAGCGAGATGGAAGATGTCACCGATAAAGACTACGACGACGCGCACGATGATGTGATTGCAGCGTTGCAGCTATGGGATTCTATTCCCGGTGACCTGCTGATCGAATGGGGTATGGACGAGGCTGAGATCGAAGACCCTCAGAAATCCTACCCTTGTGAGGTTTGGATGGTCGACAACACCGTGATCAAAGCGGTGTTGAACTACGACCCTCTAGGCCGTAAACCTTATTATATTACTTCGTTCGAGAAGGTTCCGGGCAGAGTCGACGGGAACGGAGTAGCCGACCTTTGTATGGACGCCCAGAACATGTGTAACGCCGCCGCTCGGGCGTTAGCTAACAATATGGGTATCTCCTCAGGTCCACAGGTCGGCGTAAACGTGAGCCGTTTGCCAAGCGGCGAAGACATTACTCAGATGTACCCTTGGAAGATTTGGCAGTTTAAGCAGTCTGAGTATGGGGATGCGTCTCCACCCATGTCTTTTTTCCAACCAAACTCAAACGCACAAGAGCTTATGGCTGTGTTTAAGCAGTTCATGGAGCTTGCGGACGAGGTTTCAGGAATCCCACGTTATATGACAGGGCAGCATGTTCCCGGTGCAGGACGCACGTCCTCAGGGCTGTCTATGCTGATGTCAAACGCGGGTAAGTCTATCAAACAGGTTATCGGGAACGTCGATTACGACGTCATTACTCCGATGCTAGAACGTCAATATCAGCGTAACTTGCGTTACTCTGACGATCCGGATTTAATTGGTGATGTACAAATACTTGCACGAGGCGCGATGTCGCTGGTCGTTAAGGAAGCTGAAGCTGTCCGTAAGAATGAGTTCCTCCGTCTTGTTCTGGAAAGTCCGGTTGCACAACAGATTGTTGGGCCTGCGGGCACGGCTGAACTCATGCGCGATCTCGCCAGTAATCTCAACACCAATGTTGACCGTCTTGTCCCAAGTCGAGAAGAGATTCAGAAGCAGCAAGCTATAGCAGCGCAACAGCAGCAGATGATGATGCAACAACAGGCGATGCAGGAAGCTGCGAACCTTCAAGAAGACGGAACACCGATGGGGGGACGGCAGAGTAATACTGTCAGCCCACGCCCTAACGGTCAGTAAACCCTGAACTTGTTGACACGTTAACACATATAAGTTACTTTTTAGGCATGATTGACTTAAATACCGCTGAGATTCAGGCCGTACAAGCCCTCTTGAGGCTTAGAGAGCCGGGAAATGAAGCGTTACTTAGGCTAATTACGGCAGAACTGGAATCTGCCAAGCAGAAACTGGTCCGAGCAGTCGATATGGCGCAAATCCACCGATTGCAAGGACGAGCGGAAGCATTTGAAGATTTACTGAGGGCGGTTGAAGAGTCGCCCAAGGTGGTAAGAAACTGAAGCATACCATAACGGGAATAGCATACCCAAGGGACGCTATGAACAGAGTTGGTGCTTTAAGGAGAAAACATGGCATTACCAAGACAGGTGCAAGCACAGCTTGCCGAAGCAGAAGAGATAGAGAAAACGCTAAAGGCCCGGAAGGAACCGACGGAATTAAAGGCAGTAGAGCCAGAAACTCCCGAAGAAGAGCCGGATACTACAGCAGAAGTACCTCCTGAAGCGGAAAAGCCTGAGGAAGTAGCGCCGACTGACACGTCGCCGACGGAAACAGAGGAAGAGAGCTTTGCGCAAAAGTACAAGACCCTACAGGGTAAGTACGATGCAGAAGTCCCTCGCTTGCACCAGCAGGTAAAGGACTTACAGGCTAAACTGACTGAGTTTATGAAAGCTCAAGAGGAGAAGCCCAAAGAACCGCCGAAGCCGAAGGAGAAAGTCAGTTTAGTAACCGATGCAGATCGAGCCGAGTTTGGTGACGAACTGATTGACGTTCAACGCCGCGTTGCGAAAGAAGTAGCCTCAGAATATGAGGATCGTTTCGAGCAACAGGCGGAGGTTATTAAGAAGCTGCAAGAGCAACTTGCGCAGACAGGTAACCAAGTTGGAGAGATGAGTTTTTCTCAGCGGCTAACCCAGTTAGTCCCTGACTTTAACCAGATCGACAATGATGAACGTTGGATTGCGTGGTTGGACGAATACGACCCTATGGTCCGTGGACCTCGCAGAGATCAGGCGGTTGCAGCGTTTAACGCAGGAGACGCAGAAGCGGTGGCACACTATGTTGGCCTCTTCAAGCAGACCCTCGAACCCGCTGAACCACAAGAACGTCAGACTCGCCAAGCAGAGCTAGAGAAGCAGGTTGCGCCAAATCGTTCCGCTAACTCCGTGGACACGAAGAAGGTAGGCAAAGAAGCAAAGGTTTACTCAGAAAGAGAGATAACCAACGCTTGGAACCGGATTCGGACTATGAACACGAAGGGTCAGTTTGACGAGGCGGCTAAACTTGAAGCCGAAATAACTGCTGCGTACCTTGAAGGCCGTGTCCGACTATAACGTGTTAACAAGTAAGCAGCTGTTAGTGACAACTCGAAACTAATAGGAGGCCAAAATGGCTGCTGTATTCCCCGTTGTAAGCTCTGGTAGCTTTGACACCACCCCGTCTTATTCAGGCGGTTTTATCCCACAACTATGGTCGAACAAGCTAAACGCTAAGTTCTACGCCAACACTATGATGACTGAGATTGCCAATACCGATTGGGAAGGCGAGATCAAGAACCAAGGTGATACGATTCGTATCCGTACTGCACCATCAATCACTATCAATGATTATGCAGGCGCTGGTACTACACTTACTTCTGAAGTTCCTGCACCGATCTACCAAGACATGCAGATCAACAAAGGTAAGTACTTCAGCGTTCAGGTCAACGACGTACTAGCGCACCAAGCGGACATGGACTTGATGAACATGTTCACTGACGACGCAGCGAAGCAGTTGAAAATCGAAATCGAAAACGAGTGTTTCTTCAACTGGTTTGTTACTGAAGGTTCTGCTTCTGCAAACGCAGGCGCGACAGCAGGTGCAAAATCAGGTGCGTATAACTTGGGTACAGATACAGCCCCAGTAGACCAAGCGACACCAGCAAACGTTCTAAACACAATCCTAGCAATGTCTTCAGCGCTAGACGAACAGAACGTCCCTGAAAGTGACCGTTGGTTGATTATGACTCCACGTGATCGTAACTTGCTAATGCAAACAGACATCGCGCAAGCGTACTTCACAGGCGATCAGTCAAGCATCGTTCGTACAGGTAAAATCGGTCAGTTGGACCGCTTCACTGTGTACGTGTCTAACCTTCTACCAAAAGGTGAAGCAGGCAAGGCGCTTGTTGACGGTCAATCTGCAACATCTACAGGTGCAACTCTTTCAAACGCGAAAGCGCGTCGCACAATGATGGCAGGCCATAAATCAGCCGTATCCTTCGCATCGCAGATCAGCAAAACTGAGCCTCTGCGCAACCAGACAGACTGCGGCGACAACGTTCGTGGTCTAGCCACCAGCGGACGCACAGGTGTACAAGCCGCCGCTCTAGTAACCGCACTCGTTGGCTCAGCCAGCTAAG